CGCTAGTCCGGCAACGCCTGTAAGCGTGCCTGCAGCGATGCCTTTCTGGTTGGCTTCTTCGGGTGTTAGCCCCTCAGCGATGCCTTGGTTGTACGCGGTAACGTAGGCTGTGCCGCCCATCTGGCCAGCACCGGTGAGGGAGGCCGCTTTACCCGCGGCTTTGGCTGCCTCTTTGCCCACTGCAGCGCCAGTAAGGCCCCGGGCAGCGGCGCTGTTCATCACCGTACGGGCTGCGAACCCGCCGGCAGCGGCGGCAGGTACAATAGATGCCGCCTGCTGTGCGGTGAAGTCGGTCAGTACTCGGGGGTCAGAAAGGTACCCCATCAGCCCTGCGCCTATACCCTCATCGAACTTAGCGTCCGCTATCCCCGCTCGGTAGCGCAGCTGGGGAGTCTTCGCCTGCTCCAGTGTCTGGCGGGCGTTGGTAAACGTCTCCCCCAGCCCAAGCCCCTGCTCAACGCGCCCATAGGTAGCAAGGTTTGCTAACCCGTAAGCGGACTCGGCCAAGCCGGTAACGCCTTGTGCAACAGCCGCGCCGGTATCTAGGGCAAGCTCGGCCGCCGTAGCGTCCCGGTTAAGCTCCTCCAACACCAAGGAGTTGAACACCCCGGAGCGAGCGCGGGCTTTAGTCGCCGCGGCTGCTTCTCGGGGGGCGTTGAGTAGTCCTGCGTAATCCGCTTGTGCCATTCCAATGCTACCTTATTAGTTGCCGAGGCCGCCGATGGGGGTGTAGTCGCGCAAGAGTAACTGCTCATACTGTTCGTCGGACATAGGGACTCCCCGGCGCTGCATGTCCCGGCGCTGCTGCTCTACAGAGGCCCGATAAGCCTTGGCTTCATCCCATTGCGTTTTGCCGTCCGCCGCAGTCTGCTGCTCGCCGAACAGTTGCGCTGCTGCCTGCTGCCGCTTCTGGTTTAACCACGCGGGGAGCTGGGCTAAAGACACTCCATTGCTCAGCGCCTCTACCGCCGCGTCCACTTCGTCAGGCATCACGTTGTTGTCCGTGGGGGACGCCCTCACCAACGCGATTGCAGCGGCTTGGTCGGCCACTGAGTTGGCCACTTCATATTCGTCCATGCCAAGTTTGATACTACTGCGCCCTTCAGGTGCTGACGTGGTGCTAAACCCGCCTTGTGGGTTTAGCGACGCGTTTACTATACGCCCCTGCATCTCGGCGCGGCGGCGGGCGTTCTCCGGCCCGGACAAGCCTGCCATAATATCGTCAAACCCACCCATAGCCCGTTCGTCGAACGGGTTGAGGTTGTTATCCAAGTTGATCTGGTTCTGCCCCTGAATCCGCGCTACCTCTGCGTTCGAGTCACCCAGCAAGCCTGCGTTAAACCGGCTGGTCTCCGACTCTAGCAAGCTGCGGCTGTTGGCGCCGGCCTCCGTCATCGCGGTACGCTCAGTGCCTCCAGCCTCCATCAGGCGGCGGGTCAACACATCCGCGTCGGCGCCAATGCGGTTGCCCTCAGCGGTTACCTGTGAGTTGCGCATCATACCCATAGCGCCGAGGCCCGCGGTGACGTTGGCTTGGTTCGCCTGTATATCCCGAGCCCGAGCGCGTCGATCGCCAAGAGACTGGGTGCCGTAGGTCGAGCCACTCAGACGCTGCTGCTCAATTAGGCTGCGGCGTAGGGACTCTGCGATAGCTGGGTTGGCCACGGACTCTGCGGCGCCACGGGTAGTCTGGTTCGCGTTGTCATAGGCGAGTCCCCCGCCTGTGTCAGATCCCTGACGAATGGCTAATGCGCGGTTTTACCCGGGCGTTAGCTGACTGGTCAAGCCCCGAGGGGTTGGGTGCAGTCGCGCTCTGGGAGGCCGCGGTGCGCTGCGTCGGGTTGGTGAACTTGGTCACAGTCTGAGACTGCTCACCCATGGCCATCCCGCCGCGGTTCAGTATAAGGTCGTCTAGTCTCGTCGCCATCAGTACCATCTCCAAGATCCGGTGTACCCCATCCGAGAGAACCGGCGGGCTTTAACTTCCTGCTTAACTTCCTCAATCGCCCGCTCGAACCGTGTGCTATGGGCGCTGGCCTTGGCCATGTTCTCCCCATCGTGGTCGTGGTTACGCAGGGCACGAAAGGCCGCCCACTCCAGCATGTCCAAGTGGAACCGCTCAGGGATTTCAGGCCCTACGTCAGGGGCCTCTAAAGTCAGCTTGGCCAGAGGGTATCGAGTCACACGCAGGGTAATCTCTTTCCCTACGTCTTCCGCGGTGGGGGTGCCCATCAAGCGTAGGGAGCCCGTCTCATAGTCAGGCACCACTGCGAACACCCCTGCACCAGAGAAGGCGTGGGGAGAGGCGAGGCCAGAGAAGTCGGAGAGGTCCCCCGTAGAAAAGTCATGCGACACTACCGGCAGCAGCTTATCGTTGTACGCCGCGGATACAACACGCAGCACCGAGGGGTGCAAGGGGTAGTCGATCTGCCCCAGAGCTACGGGGTAGACACATACCGCTGGTGTGGTGGCGTCGTGAAGGTACTCGGTGAGCTGGCAGAAACGAAAATACCCCTCGTTGATGTAAAGCATCAAGGAGGGGTCTGACCATAGGTAGTCTGCGTCGTCGGCGCTAACCGCGTCCGACACATCCCGAAGGATGTTCCGCCGCAGTTCGCCGAGTAATTCGATCGGTGTCACGTATCACTCCTGCCCCTACGGCGGGGCTGTATGTTAACTCTATCGAACTACCTGATACGGGAACCGTGGGCTGTCTTCGTATCCGGCGATGCGTCCGTCGTCGTCCATCATGGGTTTTTTTACGACGGCGTTGTCCAGAATATCGAGCAAGAAGTTGGGCACATTGGCCTTTTTTCCCGCCATCAATTTGTACCCTACACCGTTATGACCGATGAATAAACCAGAAGGTGGGATCTCGTCGTTCTTCTGGAGGACAACCAGCGTGCGCTCCACGTCGTCTTTCTTGGCCGCCGGTTTAGGCTTGGCCTTGTGCGAGGGCTTACTCACGCTGGTCTTGATAGGTTCAGGCGCCACGGGTTCTGCTTCACCGGGGCCGAATACATCTTCAATATCACTCATCAGTTGCTTCCTCGAATGCGGAGTCGAACTCGGCCTCGTCAGCACGATCCTCCCCCATCAGCATTTGAAGGACACGCTGCACTTCCGGCATCGCTTCCTTCGCGTCTTTGAACACCAGTTCCACATCTGAGTCCTCGTAGCTTGAGTCCTCCTCGCGGTTCTTGGCGTCGATTTCCGGGTCGCTGTAACGGAGTATAACCCCATTTGCAGCCATGCGGATGTTTATGGTCTTGTCCATAGGGTACGCCCTTGCTACTTCGCTGCTCATAACGAGTTACCCCCACCGAAGTGGGGGCTCCTGTTTACGCCGTAGCGGCTACTTCCGCACGAACCATGAACGCATCCTGAAGGATCACAGTGGCGTTCCAAACCTTCCAGCCGATGGTTCCACGCTGAGCCAGCGGGTCGGTGTTGGTCGCTTTGGGCTGCACAACCATGACTTCCACAGAGTCCTTACCGCGCAGGGGCACGATACCGTACGCATCACGAGCCAAGAACAGGATCGGATACACGTCGGCGTCGGTGCCAGTGGTAGACAGCATAGCGCCCTTGGTGCCGCCTGCGTCTTCGTAGGCTTCAAACACGGTAGAGCGGATGTAGCGCACATCTTCCACCGAACCAATCTCACCTTCCATTGCTACGGCAGAGCCGTACTGCTTGGAGGAGATAAAGCCCACCAGATCGCGGATGTCGTTCTCAACGTCCGGGTGGTCAACGCGATGAACGCTGACTCGATCGGCTGAGTGTTGTACTTGACAGACGACGCCACCATGCTGGTAATCGGCTTGGCGTTCTGACGCTTCAGCGAGCGAGTAATACGGCGCTGAAGCGTCAGAGTCAGGGGAGTGTTCACACCGCCACGGGTTGTGCCGTTAGCGTAGAACACGTTGGTGCCAGCTTTCAACACGTTGAAACGCAGAGTCTCAATAGTGTGTGCAGCCTGCTCACCCAAGATGTCGGTCATTTCACGCAGCAAAGGCGGGAAGTCTTCGTGCAGATCCATGATGACGTCAGTGAACTTCAGGAAGTCGCCGTACTGCTCCAACGTCACTGAATAGTCTTTGTTGTCCAGTGTGCTGCCGGTAGGCGTCACGCCTTCAGTCAGCGGGGTGTCCGCTACAGGGACGTTGAACGCACCGGCATCACCTGAGGCAGAGCCGGTAGCGCCTGTCATGTAGTAACGACGCCACTTGGCGACACGGGTGGAGTTCTTCGGGATGGGGTAAGCCTGCCCGAATTTCTCCAGCATCATGTAAGGGATAGCCCGCTTCAGCAAGTTGGCTACAGAGAACGCCGTTTGGCGTGGTGTAATGTCCGAATAAGTAGTCATATTAGTTGTCTCACGTCAGAAAGATTAACCCAGTCCGGCGGCTTCCTCGAAGGCAGCGTCGAAGTCATCTGGACTCGAACTACCCGGTACATCCGCTTTTGCTGGGGCTTGGCGCCGCACTCAGTGCTTTTTCGCGCTGCGGCCGAAGGTTGCTTCGCCGCGGGCTTTTGCCGCTGGTTGCTTTGCTCTTGCTGACGAGGCTGGTAATTCTGGCACTGCTCCCGCGTTCCTTTACTCACTTTGAACTGGTCAACCAGCTCAATCACTTCCGCAGAAGAACCGGACTTAGCCACTCGCGCATATTCCGCTTGCAAGAACTTTGGCTGCGTCTGTATCCAATCTTGGATCTGGGGTTTGATCGTATCCAGATCCGAATGGGCGAATCTTACTGCGTCGAGATGTGCGTTTACCTGCAATTTTTGCGTGGTCGCAAACACTGGTGCCAGTGCACGTCTCAAGTCGGAGTATATCGTTTCCTGCACAAGTTGCAAATGGGCGTCACGAAGTACTTGTTCTGCCTCGTGAACTTCTGACCACTCGCTCTTGTATCTTTCCACCGCTTCGCGCTTATCCGCGGGGATGAAGTCGTCGATGGTTTTGGCCACCGCTTCGGGGTTCTTCCTCGACTGCGGGCTCCTCAGTAGGAGCGGCAGCCGCGGCAGCGTTCTCACGGTTCTGCCGAATAATCTCTGCAGCCCGGGTCTAACCTTTTTCTTCCCGGGTCTCTGCGGGGGCTTCGCCTTCAGCGGCGGGCTCCTCAG